GTCCAACGGGTCCAACGGGTCCAACCGGATGCACCGGTCCAACTGGAGGAACGGGTCCAACCGGTCCAACCGGTCCAACCGGATGCACTGGTCCAACTGGAGGAACCGGTCCAACGGGTCCAACCGGTCCAACGGGCGGTACAGGTCCAACCGGTCCAACCGGTCCAACCGGTCCAACCGGTCCAACCGGTTGCACAGGACCAGTAGGACAAACCGGTAACACGGGTCCAATGGGTATAGCTGGTCCAACCGGTATTATTGGTGGAACCGGAAACACTGGACCGGCTGGTCCATCCGGTACTGTTGGTGGAACCGGTAATACGGGTCCCGCCGGTCCAACTGGCGCAGGAACTTTGCTTACTTTCCAGACGGTTAACCGTATCGGAGGAGATGTTTCATACAATAATGTTAAGATAGTTGAGCTTGACACGGCTACTGGGTATGGTCTTACGGGCGACGCGTCAAATAATTATGTTCGCTTGACAATAGAGTCCACATTTAAAACTTGGAAAGTTGCCGGTCAAACCGATTTGGTTGCTTCAGGTTTGGACACTGCCACATTTGTTGAAGGGAATAACATACGTCTTACGACTAGCAACGCCGGTGGTGTTAAAGCACTAACAATTGGTGTTACTGGAATGGGTATATTTGAGAAAGGTACGTCAAACAGCATTTATTATACTGCGGGTACCGTAGGTTGTGGAACCAGCACGCCAGATGCAAGCTACAATCTGGATGTAAGTAATAACGGTATTAAGACAACCAGTATAAATGTGGTAAGTGACTACCGTATCAAACAAAATGTTGAACCGATTAACGCTACAAATGCCAAGTTCTCTGTAGATGCCATGCAGCCAGTAACTTACTTTAACACGCTTACTTCCCGAACCGAACATGGCTTCATTGCACATGACCTTCAAGAATCCTACCCAGAGTTGGTTTCAGGAGTAAAAGACGCTTCTGAATTGCAGTCAGTTAATTATAATTCGATGGTTGCAATGTTGGTTAGTGAAATGCAGCACTTGAAGAATCAAGTCAAGGCGCTTCAGGATGAAATTCAAAAACTGAAAGAGTAACTGAAATAAATGAAAAATAAATCGTAACTGAAACATCATTTTCATTTTAAAAACCATTTTACGGTTTTTAAAATAAAATTAAAATGTATGAAGATGAACATTGTTATTTCACTTTTAGATTTTTTCAAAGGGATAGTATCCAACTTGTTGCGTGAATTGAGTAAGTTGAAAAATAACGTAACAGAAGACACCAAAGCATTACTTGTTGTTATTGTATTTATTGGATGGATTTCATTTTCAAACTACAAAGAAAAAACAGATTAATGAATATACTGAATTAATTTGTATACATAATAGTATTTAAAAGGTTTCTATTTAAAAACATATACATTTAAAATCTGAAACCTGGAAAAATGTCAGAAACAACGCTGAGTTTACTAGACAGTCTTGACAAACATATGTCGAACTATCATATATATGAAGGATACACTGCACAAGATAGAACTCAATCCGAATTTTTTTCAAACTTAGTAAGACCCTATGCAGCCAAACGCATGCTTGAAATTGGATTCAATTCGGGTCACAGCTGCGTTACACTGATGTCGTCTGGTACACCGGACTGTACGATGGTTAGCTTTGACCTTGGTGAACACTACTATGTAGACAACGCAAAAGTTTTCGTAGACGCAACGTTTCCAAACCGGCACACGCTTATAAAGGGCAATAGTCTTGAAATGATTCCAAAATATGCGGAAGACCATCCGAATGAAACGTTTGACGTGATATTCATTGACGGTGGACACTACACAGATGTTCCATTACAAGACCTTATTAACTGCATGGTTCTAGCACACAAAAACACGCTTGTAGTTATGGATGATATTGTACTCGTAAACAAGAAGGCAATTAAAAAGTGGAATCATTCGCCAAACTATGGTTGGACGCTGTTGCGTGATTGCAACTATCTCGTTGATATCGATGCAAAAGAATTTATGGATGTTAGACCCGACGAAGGTCGTGGATTTGCGTGGGGAAAGTACAACGTGGATAGGTTGAAATCCGAACCAATCTATAAACGGTACAAACCGCTTTTCAAAAATCAAAATCGGGCTACGCTTTTGAATACGTTGACCCATTTTTACAACCATCGTGACAATGCAAAGCTGGCTGCTTCTTGCGAAACGTATTTAGACTATTTTGAAAACCATCAAGAAAAAGAAACTCAACTTGCCTTGTTTTACAAGGGGTTTGCACTTGCTTATTCTGAACGTGAAGCAGCCATTCAATGTTATGAAACATTGCTGCAAATACCGAATGCCGCAGACGACTTGAAGTTTTTTACAAATTGTAACTTGCCGAATTTGTACACGGCATCGCCGCAAGAACAAGCGCGCATTCCAAAAATCATTCATTTGCTATATTTTGGAGAGACAGAGTTTCATAACTTTCATGACCGGTGCGTGCGATCCATGCTGTTTCATATGTTAGACTACAGGGTTATAATTTATAATAATGTTGAACCGGTCGGAAACCCGTATTGGGACAAACTGAAAACGCATCCACGTGTCCGCATTGAACACATTGACGTTCCTACTCACTTTGACGGTTTTGAATTGGCGCATTTTCAATATAAGGCCGATGTGGTTCGTATGGAAATATTATACAAACACGGTGGCGTTTACTTGGACTTGGACATGCTCATTGTGAAAAATTTTGACGAAGTGTTCAACACCAACAAAAGCTTGTACCTTTCAAAGGAAGGTGACGGGCCAGGGCTTATTAACGCATTTATTGCCGCTAAACCACAAAATGAGTTTATTCGAATATGGTTGGACAATTTCAAAACCGGGCTGCGCATGGGTGTATGGGCTTACCACATTCGCGAGACCAATCGGTTGCTGCTTGAAAAAAATCCATATTACGCGTCCAAGTTCAGAATTGAAATTTTAAAGTGCGACAATTTTTTTCCGATTTCATGGACAGAACGTGACATTTTTAATGGGTCGCGCAAATTTGAATTCAAAGACAACAACTACGGGGTCCACCTATTCGAAACGATTCTGTTTGACGTTGTAAAGAAAAACGATTTTTTCAATTACATTCCTGACGCTGATGTCTGCATTGACAAGCAGTATGAACATGCGTCTCTTACAGAAGAAATGTTAAAATTTTCTTCGCCGGTCATAGAGTTGATGCGCGTTGTGAATGAAGTGGTGGTCATTACAACCGAAGAGCGCACTGACCGCCATGCTGAAATTAGTAAAGAGCTTCTTTCAAAGGGACTAGCTTTCACGTTTCTGCAAAATAAATTGAACCCGGTACCCGTGATTGGCTGTTTGGAGGCGCACATTAGCGCAATTCACCATGCGAAAGAACGCAACTATGATGCCATTATGATTCTTGAAGATGATGTGGTCATTCAAGACAGTTTTTGTAACTTTTCCAGGAAAAAATTGCCTGCTGAATGGGACATGCTGTACTTTGGAGGCATTTTGACGCATACGATTGAGCGTCAAACGGGGGACTGGATTCGAGGCATGATATGGTGCAACCACGCTTACATTGTTAAAAAGTCCATGTATGATGAAATTTTGAATTATTATTACAATGACTATTTACGACAAGGTAAAGCCCCGGTAGCAATTGAAGTTAAACCCGAGGGTACAAATGTTTACAAACCGGAACTGAGAAAAACGCTGGCAATTGATGACATGTATTCTGGTCACTTCAACAAGATTAAAAAGTGTTGGTTGGCAGTTGACCAGTACTTTATTCAGCGCGAAGACTTTAGCAACATTGACAACCGAGTGAAATGGGCAAACAACTTCAACTGGAACACATTTTCGATGAAGTATATTTGATATTTGATTTGATTTTGATTTTGATTTTGATTTTGATTTTTAGCAAAAATAAACTATAAAATAAATAATAAGTTAAATATTATATTTTATTTGATAATACATACTATATAATAAACGTAAACAAATGTTGAACGACTTGAAACAAGCATTTTCTAGTATGGTTGGTGGCGCTGCATCGTCTGTTGTCTCGGCAGGAGCGGCGTCATCCGACTCTGGAAACAACAAGTTTATCATGTACGCTGTAGTCGCGGCTATTTTTATCGGGGTTTCTTACTGGGCATACACTACGTATGTTGGACCCTTGTTTTCCGATTTTAATTTGAATGTGAAACAAGGTTCGTCAAAAACCAAAAATGAAGAGGGGGCAGAAACGCAGGACTTAAGCAAGATGCCGACTGCTGAAATTTACTTGTTCAAAGCCGATTGGTGCCCGCACTGCAAACGCGCCATTCCCATTTTCAACAGTGTAAAGAGTAAGTACCATGACACGTCCATTAACGGACATCGGGTTATTTTTAGGGTGGTAGATTGTGATGCAGAACCAGCTGTTGCAGAACAGTTCAATATTGAAGGTTATCCCACCATTAAAATGGTGAAAGACGGTGAAGTTATCGAATTTGATGCGAAACCAGAAGAGGATGCGATTATTCAGTTCATGAATACTGTCATTTAAAGTTTTTACTGTTTTTATTTTTTATTTTTTAGGTTTTACGATTTAACAATTGAAAATTAAAAATAAAAATTAAAATTGAAGTTGTTTAACAATGAAACCGATATAAAAATATAAGGTTATTATAATAGTAAGCAATGGCAATGGCAATGGATGTCGCATCAGAGTCAATCTCAGAGTCAAACTGTTACTCGGACTGTATGGCAACTCGAAAAATAACTATACCGTACAACGAAGTTACAAACCATGCGGCTGTGGGAAAAGTAACTGAAATGATTCGAAAATACATTTCTAGCCAGATTGAGAACAAGTGCACAATTGAAGGATTCGTCCATCCGAACACGTGCAAAGTGCTGTCTCATTCTAGCGGGATGCTACAGGGTCCAAATGTGGTATTTGATGTTGCTTACAAATGTTCCGTGTTTCTACCCTGTGAAGGGGCTGTCCTGGTGTGTCGCGTTAAGTCGGTAACGGGTGCGGGTATTCTTGCTGGAATTAACAACGCATCCGTTGTGAATCCAGTCGTTGTTTACGTTTTACGCGAACACCATTCTTCAGAATCATCAAACAGTTATTTCAACGCGATTAAACCCGATTCAGTCATACGGGTTCGAGTGGTAGGACGCCGATTTGAGCTGAACGACACACACGTTTCCGTAATCGGTGAACTTTTGAATGCGGGTATTATTGAAAGCGACTCGTTAAAGAAAGTGACACAAAAACAACCGGCCGCTGGGAAAGCTACTGATAAAGCCATGGAACCAGTGATTGAAAAACCTATGGAACGTGAACAAGTGAAGAGAGTGACACAAAAACAACCGACCAATGAGAACGTTAGTAATACAAATTTCTATTTTGAACATCAACATGACCGCGCATCATGCGGACGTCACGCACTCAACCATTTGGTCCAACGTAAAGCGTTTACGTTTTCAAAAGATGATGAAACATACATTGACTTGACGGTTAAGCCGCCAGAACCCGTTAATTTGCAACAGCTGTGTTCCACGATGCGAGACATTGTAAAACACATTGAAGGTTTGCATGACGAATTTGTGTGTTTGAAATACGAGAATCACAGTAGTTCGTTGCTTATGGCTGCGCTTTCACTCGTAAATCATGAAATGGACAATCCATCTGCTAATAAAGACGATATTGCTGGTATGATTTTATCTGGAGACGCATCCGCATCTGAGTGGAAGATGTTAGTGAACGAGGACGGTTCCTCCCATGGAGGTCACTGGACAGCTATACTAAAGAGACGCGATGACCCCAACGTGTATTACTTCGATTCATTGCGTACACAAGTTAAAACGTATAATTCCGTTGAAGAATTTGTTCGTAAGTTTGTACAAAGCGCATCTGCGCGAACGCAGTTTGCATTTGTCCGACCGGTTCGTGAATACAAAAACCCGTTACTTACCTACGCTGCTATTCAATAAGTGCATGCATAAAAATAAAAATAACAATAAAAATAAAAAAATAAACAAGAATATTAAAAGTACCTATAATGCCGAAACTGAAAAGTAAAAAGCGGCGTTTGTCGAATATATATGTGTGCGGTAAAAAATCCAAAGGGCATATTCTTCCAGTTACAGAATTATTGATTTCGTCAGCTATTACGTTTGAAGTAACCTCGCAAAGCATTCCGTTTTTAATAGATACATTCAAATACGCTCAAGGGAGCTGGTTTAAATTTTTAGTTATCGATGATGATGACAATGACGATACCGATAATGATACAAGAAATCATCGAATGCGAATGTTTGTATGTAATGGGGCCGCCATAAATCGACATTCAGTTATTTACATTCATGCAATTGCATCTATTTTATCGAGCCGCGGAATAGGAACTGAACCAGACTCCAAATATTATACTTTTTTGAAAGCATACAACGATATTATCGCATGCAAAGATTCAAAAAGAGGATATACCACTTGCAGCGAGCAACTCAAACGTACATTGAATCGAGAAATCAAAAAAAATTTCGAGTGTATGCGCGTGGTGTCGGCAGGTTCAGGTACAGTATTTGAAACCCGGGACGGACACGGCGTTACGAATTACGAAATATGCCTGAATACGAAATCGGGTCATTATAGACCATCTTTGAAAGATGTTGACTTTGCAAAATCATTGTTGGAAAATATAATTCAAAAAATGGACGTTAGAGGTAGAATCAAAGTGAGTTCGCGATATAAATCTTCAAAACAAACAATTCGAAAGGTATTCGGAGATAGAGCCGAATCCAAGGTTGGAATATGCATTCCGAAAAATAAAATATAGTCATAAAATCCTTCATAATTTTATGTATCGTGGTTTATACGCAAAGAATTTCCAGTACCATGGGCCATGGTAGACGAGTTTCACATTCGAATTTTCGTCTGGTAACATTAGGACCGACCGAACATATTTGGCTTCCTTGTTTTCAATATCCCAGCTATGAAAATGAATTGCAATGCTGTAATACGCCTCTCTGCTACCAGCTGCTGTAGTATGTCGTTTCATAATAACCCGAGAAATATCCCCGTACCGTTTGAAACACTCTTTTACAAATGTTTCTGTGACTTCGTATTCATCTTGTGCTCCATAATGCGTTTTGGAAAACGGAATGCATATGCTTGGAAATGACGTATTTACGTTTTCCATTTTTTTCAGTGACACCAGTACTTTGGATACGTTGGATACTAGTGTTTCGTCAATTTTATGAATTTATGAATTTATGAATAAACCAATTAATTTTTATCCATAAAATATTATATAGTATACTATTAAATTTAACCAATTAAGTCATTTGCGAATATGAAGTTGAACGGTATACACTTATTTGGAATTCTGTTTTTGTCCTTACTTCTAGGAAGTGTTTTAGGAAAAATGATAGGCGGTAGTGGAACGAAAGAAGGGAATACGTCTATGACTATGACTATGAACCAACACACTGGTGGAGAACAAAGCGACATTTCTGAAGTGCCATTAGAACCGTTTTCTGATACTTCTGATACACCTAAACCCGAGTCAAATGCGGCTGCGGGCGATTCTTCCAGTCAAAATAGTTCCGAAGCGTTTACATCCCTTTTTGATTCCATTTTACCGTCTAATGTGGGCACCCTTGAACCGTTCATATTTCCTTCGTTAGAAGGCCTGGCAAACAAGTCGGACACTTCAAAGGGAATTACAAAAGACCAAATTCCTCCAGGACAGGAGCACTTGTACGTTTTGAAATCTCAGGTCGTGCCTCCATCATGCCCGGTAAATCCAGGATTCAACCAAAAAAAATCAGATGCCGGAGAAGCGGATGACGCCGATGAGGATTCTGGCGGTCTGAGTTCAAGTCTTGACCAAGATGGGTCCAGCGGGTTGAGTAACGGCCTGGGCGCGGCATTTAACGGCTCGGGTAGCTCTAAAAATAAAAAGTGCCCACCATGCCCCGCATGCGCCAGGTGCCCGGAACCGTCATTTGAATGTAAGAAAGTTCCAAACTATTCAGTCAGTGCGAATGGGTCAATGTCCGTGCCGCGTCCCGTACTTGCAGATTTTACCCAGTTTGGAATGTAATTTGAATAAATTGCGTAAAATTATCATGTTTTTAAGCTTTATTATAGTATTACTAACATGTTTATCGAAAGCGCTGCGATTTCAATTGTATATTTTATTTTAAGGTTTATTGAAATGAGATTTGTTTCAGGAGAAACACTTCCACTTAAAGCCATGATTCAAAACGTGCTGTCGGTCTATGCCGCAGCAATTGTTGGACTGTACACTTTGAAGCAATTTAACCACGGCGCCATGAAAAGCGGCGGGTCGGGTTCTAAATCCGATAACAGTGATTTAGGAACTAGTTCCACACCTGTTTTTGTTGCAGACCCGACATTTTAACATTATTTTTTTACATTTTTACATTCAACCTTTACATTAAACTACTTTAGGGTAAATCAAACCCTCATATTCCATGAACTACAAATATCGAAATTCAAAAAACATAAAAACATAAAAAACAAAAAACATAAAAAACAAAAAAGAACATTTTTATAAAAAAAATGAATTATTCGTTTTTTCTAAAAATTTTTTTCTTTAGACATACTATAAACTACAAACTTCAAACACTTCACACACAATCTACTACAATGGGAGGAGGCTTAATGCAACTCGTCGCCTATGGCGCACAAGACGTTTACCTTACGGGTAATCCCCAGATTACTTTCTGGAAGGTTTCTTACAAGAGACACACCAACTTTGCCATGGAGTCTATCGAACAGACTTTCAACGGCCAGGCTGACTTCGGCAGGCGTGTTACCTGCACTATCAGCCGCAACGGTGACTTGGCTTACCGCACTTACCTTCAGGTTACTCTTCCTGAAATCGGTCAGGGTCTTAAGGGCAGCGCTGCCGGCGTGTATGCCCGCTGGCTCGACTTCCCCGGTGAGCAGCTGATTTCTCAGGTTGGGTTGAAATTCGGGGGTCAGCGCTTTGCCCGCCAGTACGGTGACTGGATGCACATCTGGTGCCAGCTCACCATGTCCACCGAGCAGCAGCGCGGCTATTACAAGATGATTGGCAACACCACTCAACTGACTTACATCACCGACCCCTCGTTTGCCGATGTTGATGGTCCTTGCGACTCCAACGCTCCTCGCCAGGTTTGCGCTCCTCGTAACGCCCTCCCCGAGACCACCCTCTACATCCCCTTCCAGTTCTGGTTCTGCCGCAACCCCGGTCTGGCCCTTCCCCTCATTGCCCTCCAGTACCACGAGGTCAAGATTAACCTGGACATTCGCCCCATTGACGAGTGCTTGTGGGCTGTCGGTTCCATTACTGCCACCAGCGGCAACCAGAAGCTCAATGCCGCTTACAACCAGTCCCTGGTTGCTGCCTCCCTCTACGTCGACTACGTGTTCTTGGACACCGACGAGCGCAGGCGCATGGCCCAGAACCCCCACGAGTACCTCATCGAACAGCTCCAATTCACTGGTGATGAGTCCGTCGGTTCCTCCTCCAACAAGATTAAGCTCAACTTCAACCACCCCGTTAAGGAGCTCATCTGGGTTGTCCAGCGTGATGCCAACGTTGACTACTGCTCATCCCTCGACGCTTCCAACGTTTTGTTCAAGCTCCTCGGTGCTCAGCCCTTCAACTACACTGACGCTCTTGACGCTCTTCCCAACGCTATCCACGCGTTCGGCGGCCCCAAGTCCGTTTCAGGCGCTACCGGCTTCATCGGTGCCGACGGCCTCTTCGAGCAGGCTGGTGCCGTTGACGTTACTAACCCAGGCTCTGGAAACTTCTGGTCTGGTTACACTGGTAACCTCGGTATTGGTGGACTCGGTCCCGGCGGTGTCGCCGGTGTCGATGGAGTTGAGTCTGCTGTCTCTGATGCTGGCACCTTCGTGCTTGCCGAGACTGCTCTTGACATGCACTGCTGGGGTGAGAACCCCGTTGTCACTGCCAAGTTGCAGCTCAACGGCCAGGACCGCTTCTCTGAGCGCGAGGGCACCTACTTCGACCTCGTTCAGCCATGGCAGCACCACACCCGCAACCCAGACACCGGTATCAACCTGTACTCCTTCGCCCTTCGCCCTGAAGAGCACCAGCCATCTGGCTCTTGCAACTTCTCTCGTATTGACAATGCTACTCTCCAGCTCGTGTTGTCCAATGCCACCGTCGAGGGTACCAGCACTGCCAAGGTCCGCGTGTTTGCCACCAACTACAACGTGCTTCGTATCATGAGCGGTATGGGTGGTCTGGCTTACTCCAACTAAAGTGTTTGTCATTGTTGGTTTTTTGTTTATCAAACAAAAATGAAATTAAAAATATTTTAAAATCGGTTATGTTTTAAAATGTTTCATCCCTTATCAGTTATTACGACGTTACTTTCTACTTTTTATTTTTTGTTTTTTTTCTTTTTGCGTTTACTTTACTCAGTATTCCGGCACGTGACGCTTGAACAAGCATCCGTGCGGCGTAATTCCAACCAGTTCGCGTATAACGGCGGCGCTTTGAAAGTCGCATGTGGCCAGCCATATTTTTACAATACAAAAGTTTTTTTTGGGAGAAATGGTGATTCCATTCACGTGCGGTAATATTGCTTGCGTATTTGATATTGTCTCCCCAACAATGGAATAGGTTAATTGCTTCCAACTGAAAGGAACATCCGCATTTGCAATTTTGTACGAAAAACAACCACCGTTCCGATTTCGTGCATCTTCCCAAATGGGTGATATACCAGTACGCATCAAAAAAAGCATGCAGTTTGTAATGAGTTTTGGTGGCAGCATTTCGGTGATTGCAACGGCTTCTTCAACCGTATTAAACTGACAAATTTTCGTATAACTGTTCAGAGTCCAGTCCGTATCGTGCGGTAAATGCGACCAAAGTGTCCAACTTCCAGAAAGCGAATGAAAATTACTTGCAGTTGAGGATGATGACGTTGATACTTTTTCATCCGTCGCATTTGTGTCTCGTTGTTTTTCACTGCGCTTCATTTTGTTCAATTACAACGTGAGTTTCCAAATCCAAACCCAAACCCAAAAAATACTTTTTACTGGTTTATACGATACATAACTATTTTTCTTTTATATTGATTTTTCATAATAAAAATAAAAATAAACATAGGAATCATAGGAATACAAAACATAATTACGTATGCGCAATAATACGTATCGGCATTCGACACAGTGGACACTTTGAATTTTTAATTTGTATAACACATTCGCTACAAATCAAATGTCCACAACATCTGTTTACACAGCACTTTTCATCTTCATAACAAATGCAACATTCTGGTTTACTTTCCATGAAAATTTTAGGAGGATATTTTTGAAAATATAGAGTCAACCAGAAAATCATTCGTTTAGGGGCGATTACAGTTGCAACCTCAGTTAGAAGTGTTGTACCATATTTTAAATAATTGGGTAAACTTACAAGTAAGAATGGTGCAAAGCCAAACGATATGAATAAATTCATTCGGGTTTTTGTCAACGTTCCTAGGTAATACTGTAATAAATAATGTCCACTTATACCCCCTAATCCACCAGACACTGCCTGAATCATATAGTATGAATGCATTATGTTATATTTGTCCGAAAATATTGTCCCATCCCAGTCAATTTCATGATACTTTAATGTAAATACCATAAAGCACATTCGCGTTAACAATACACTCATAACAATTAACAGTCCAAACGCAAACCTGCTACCGATTTGATTATGTTGGTCAGTCATTGATACAAGCAAGAACATGTATACAACATTCAGTCCAAGCATCGCTATAACTAATATTCGTAACAAAATCATAATAAGTTTTATTATATTGATTCTTATCATGAATTATCGATACTATGCAAAAGTGTGCAAACTGATAAGCATAAGCATAAGCGTGAACATGCAATCAATTTTATCAATATTTTGTTAGTTTATATAAGCACGTGTTCGTCTATTCAAACATATCATCAACCAGTTCTTTCAAGTGGTCCATATAACTGCGTTTGAACGCGATTTGTTTGCACAAGTTGTCGCACACGGATAAGCTTATTTCGAAGTTGGTAAGCGATTTTGATATTTTCATGTTATATTTTAAAAGTGTGTAGTTCAATAAACACATGTCCTTCGCAGTGAAACATGTGAGCGTTTTATCTTTTACAATATCATTAAACACGGATGAAAGGTCTGCATGTATCTTACTTCTAGTGGTGTTGTCAATACAAACAACTGAAACCATTGAATTTGTTGCATTGCACGGCTCAATGTAATCTTCAATAAAAATTCGAGCAAGTTCGTTCGGGTCTCGTTTTAGTACCTGCCGAAAAAGTTCGAACGATATGTTTTGTTCGTGTGTTGTTATATCACTCATGATTCCAAAATCAAGCACGCCAACTTGAAATTTTGGATTTGAATCGGATGGCGTTGGATTTTCTATAAACAATACATTTCCCGGATGCATGTCGCAATGATAAAATCCGTCCAAAAATACAGTTTTGATTAACCCTTTTGCCAATATGGTACAATATTCATCCTTTACACTATTGGACAACTCTTCCAATTTTTTACCAATAATTCTTTCCATCACAATAACTGTTTCAAATTCATCTGTAAATTCTTTGTAGACCTTCGGAATTTTAATAATTCGGGTGTTTGTTTTTTGAAAATTATTATACATTTTCGATATATTTTCCACTTCAGTGTGAAAGTTTACCTGAGTCAACATCATTTTCTTCTGTTCGCTCAAAATATCATTCAGATACAGGTGTTTGAACTGCGGAAATAGGTTCAGTATGGCAATCAAGTAACTGAAATCGTTAATTGCCCAGTTGATACGTTCAAGCATATTTGACCGCAAGTATTTTATGACAACCGGTACAACAGTGCCATCACTGGGTTCGTGTGTACTAAGTGTTCCGTAAAAAATAAGAGACACTGACCCCGTCTTACTAGGAATGTAGCTACTATTATTATTACCATTATCGTTTTGAATGGTAAGATGGTATCCTTTTTTTCTGGCAAATTCCACTACTTTGTCAATGTACTCGCCACTGAATTCATTGGCTTCGTACTGAACCGCGTCAGTATACTGAATAAAAAATGACGCCAAGTCGTTGTCGTATATTTCCGAACTATATGCAAGCGCTTGAAACATTTTCGTATAATAAATATTTTTTTTTGACAACCGAGTTGCAATATTTTTTATCATGTTATTATAAGGGTTGGCGGCGTCGAATGAAGTTCTCGATGTCGAACATGTAAGCCAGCGAATACAATTCTTCGCTTTGTATTTGACGTATTCATATGAAATAATGCCTCCAGTATACAAAACAAAGTACACCCCTGATAACACGGATGTAAACCGGTTCATGTTTTTTTTTTAGTTTTTAAATCAATGATATCGCTTTGTATCTAATTATGTATTTATACTTTTTATATTTTAAAAAATAAATAGATAATTATTGTCTGGGTTTATCTCATTTATTTGTTTATTTAATTATTTTTTACTTTTGTCGGTCGGTTTATTGATTTTCATTTCATGGCTTCAATAAACGTTTTTGTTCTTGATAATACTTTTTTCATGATAAATCCTAAATTTTGTTCGATGTATGAAGGTTGTTCAACGGTCGGAACCGGTAAACTCAGCATGAACTGTACCCGTATTTTATCGGGCGATAGCAATGACATGCAAAATACAGATGACGCATCTTTAATTTGTTCAAGCGTATTGTCATTATTACTACGAAGCGATGTGGGAGTTGGTTCGCCTTCAAAAACATAATTGGTTCCGGATTTTGTAAAGTTTATGTGTAACGACAGGTACTTCTGTTTCATTCCAAAGTCCTCTCCCTTCCGTTTAAACAACATTGTCATGTTTGCCTGGCTGGCATCATCGTCATATTCATCCAGTGTCAATTCTTCAATCGCGTCATTTCGATTGACTTCAAAAATTAGTTTGAAAATGTTGAAACTACAAAATCGTTCCATGTTCACGGTTGGACTTGGATTATACATTTCAAAATCAATCAAAAACGTATTTTTTACACATTGGGTTCCGGTAGGGTATCGTTTATATTTCAGTATAACGTGGTCTTTTGAACATAAAACTTTATATGCTGGTTCGGAAGTCATGATTTGATTTGTGTCTTGTATATTTCGTAGTTCGTCTTTACTTGATTATAATTTATTATACTTTAACTTGTTTTGTTTTATTTTTTTAATATTCGATTATTGTATAAGAATGCATATATAAATGAAAAATGAAAATGACTCGTTTTCATAAAACAACCACAAAACCAAAAACAAAAACAAAATCAAAGACACGTCATACTCATACGCGAAAAACGCAAAAAATGTCAAATGTAAATATGAATACAGGTTCAACCCGGACCAACGTTAGCGGTGTAATCAAGTTAAAATTGGTCGGTACTCCCCACGAAATTGGTTACGCGCATGGGTACCTTTTGAAAAAAGAAATAACCGAAATGTTGTCCATGTACCAGTTTTATATGCCATACAAGTACGGTCGACCCATCACTTTTTTTATCAAGTTGGCATGTGACTTTTATTTGCCGATTATTAAACAAAGATATCCAGAGATTTATGCGGAGATGAAAGGAATTGCACAAGGTTCTGGTGTTCCAGTTCATCATATCGTGTTTCTAAATAGCACGCTTAGTTTGGATTACTTGTATCAGAATTTGTCATCCGTACTACAAAAATCAAGTGGCGATATTAAAAAAAAGTATCGTAACTTTATGCGTACACCGGACTCGATAATCCGTCCAACGCCTGTTTCATCTTCTACTTCTAGTTCAAGTTCTGAACGGTGCACCGCATTCATTGCAACCGGGTCGTATACTACAGACGGAAACATTGTTTGCGCCCATAATACAAATGGCGACTATATTGAAACGCAGTATTACAACGTTGTAGCCGAAGTGCATCCCAAAACGGGATACGCATTTACCATGCAAATGGCACCGGGATACGTTTTCAGCGGCAGCGACTTTTTCGTGACCAGTGCAGGAATCGTTGGAACGGAAACCACTATCAAGTGGTTCAGTGCATACGAACATCGAGACCCCATATATTGTCGCATACGCCGGTGTATGCAGTACGGCGACACGCTGGATGACTACATTAACATTCTGCTAGCCAATAATTCAGGAGACTACGCATGTGCTTGGTTATTTGGGAGCATTAAAACAAAAGAAATCGTGGCGCTCGAACTAGGATTGAACTACCACAACATACGCCGTACAAAGGACGGTGTTTATATTGGCGTAAATGCCGCATACGACCCGCGCATTCGTAATTTGGAGTGCAGTAAAGAATCTGCCGATGAACATGGTGATATTCGAACATCAAACTGGGCTCGACATGTAAGGCTTACCGAGTTGCTGCAATCTCAACGCGGCAAGTTGAATATGGTAACCAGTTCTAAAATTATGTCAGACCACTACGACGCGTACTTCAAAAAACTAAACCCATCCGCGCGCAGTATTTGCAAGCACTGCGAATTGGATGATGCAAAAGAAACGCCCGAGTCAAACATGAAACCATTCATGCCAAACGGAAGTGTAGATGCCGCTGTGGTTGATGCGACAACCGCATCCCAATTGTCGATGTTATTCCGGTTCGGAACGTCATGCGGTAAACCGTTCCATAAAAATGAGTTTTTTATGAGAAATCCGCAATGGCAAGAATTTTTTTCATACGTCAAAGATAGACCGTCTCAACCCTGGATTAAAATATGAAACGTATGAATATGATATCATAATAAATAATATAAATATACGTATATTTATTTTAACTATGTGTATGTATACTGAATTTTCATAAATAAATACTGGCATGCCTGAAAAATTTGGAATTATTATAACCCGTCACATGTCAACAACCGAGTCTGCAATGTATTGGATGTATTGCATAGACGCGGTTCGCGTTCACTACCCGAACATTCCGATTGTTGTAATTGATGACAACAGCGCACCGGAATTTTTAACACCGGCACTCAAAAAAGAAGAAGATGCGCTTCAAAAAAAAAACTGTAGGTTCATTTACAGCATTTACAAAAAAAGAGGCGAACTTTTACCGTACTACTATTACTCTATGTCAAATAACGAGTGGTTTAAGTACGCTCTCATTTTACACGACTCAGTTTTCATTACGCGTCCGCTTCACAATTTAGATACCGTATTTGAAATTCTTGCAGAACAAGGATTCTTATTTTTGTGGCACTTTGATAGTTACATGTATGATGACAAAATCGATGAAGTGCGGCTAATATCCCTTTTGAATGGTGGTGACGATATTTTAAAAACGGTTTATAGCGATACCCGGTGCTGGAGCGGATGTTTTGGAGCCATGGCATTTATATCCTTCTCTTTTTTGTCGGATTTGAGTGCAACATATAACCTGCCAATCCTTCTAGGACATGTACAAACACGAAAAAACCGAATGTCATTTGAGCGCCTCATTGGATGCACAATGATACACGCTTGGTATAAAAAAAGGATAACGCATAAACTTAACTCAGAAACATTATGCGGATGGGGTTATCCCAAAGGGCATTCTTATATGGGAAGCATACATACGTACTGTCCATGGGGAATACAGTTTAAAAACATTGTTAATGAACTTAACCGTGCATGTTACAGTCCAAAGGAATACCTTTCGAGTGAAACAAATATGCCAATTGTCAAAGTATGGTCAGGCCGATAGAAATGCAGACATGCGACATGCATCATCAACACTCGCACGTTGGATGAGTGCAGTAGTACTTTTGAGCCGACAAAAAGCCATTAAAACCGCTAGTGGACGCACTTATAGTATACGCACCCATATCTTCGCTATACACCCAATCGCCCGGGTTAAGTTCAGGCAACATACAATTCGTATCAATTGTGTCCATACTATCGCATGTAGGACCAAAGACGGTTGACTTGAATACGGCTAAGTTGTTGCTGTCGTATGCATTATCACCAGCCGCATCCTTTTCCGCTTTGATTTTTGGAAGAACATGGTCATTGTGAATACAGTTATACGAACTATATACTCCGTCATTAATGTAATATTTAAACTTGGAACCGGGTGATGTTTCATTCGTTTCCTTTTTTCCAATTACATTGGATACGAGGGTGTGGCTAGAAGCAACCATGTATCGTCCAGGTTCTGCAATAATTTGTAAGTCTGGATATTTATCCGAGTGAAAGCATTCATTGATTGCCGCATTCACCGTTTTTGAAATGTCTTCAAATGTTATTGCGCTTTGAACACCCGGAAAACCGCCTCCAATGTCTAGTATCGTAAATAAAAATCCATGCTTTTCTGCGAGTTGAAAAACTGAAGACGCCGTTTGTATTGCATCTGCATAACTCTCTACTCCAAAACAATTGCTTCCGACATGGAAACTCACTCCCACTAGGTTGAGTGCGCACGCTTCAGCGGTATTGAATATTGGCACGAGGTCACGTTCACTCGTACCGGAACCGAATTTGCTACTAAAACTGCACAAACTTTTACTGTCGTCGATTTTAATTCGAAGTAGTAGTTTTGCAGAGGGATGGTGCAGCTTTATTTTGTACAGTTCGTTTACGTCATCAAATGTCATAAGGTCCACTGCAGAACTCCGGGCATGTTTTATATGAGTGGCTGACTTTACGGGATTTGCAAAAATAATTTTATCCGGGCTTGTCCCGAGTTCAAGGACTTGACTAATTTCATTTTTACTGGCGCAGTCAAAACAGCAACCCAACTTCAAAAGTGTATACAGAACTAGCGGGTCGGGATTACACTTTACTGCGTAGTACGGTGTAATACGCGGCAGATGCAGTTTCCAATGACGGTACTGTTGAACTACTTTGGTAAGATTTACTACGTAAAATGGCATGTCACTAGATTGGTGTTTATTTTTTAAAAAAAAACGTATAAGCTCTATTGGTTCAATACCATATTTTTCAAAACAATGGATTTCATGTTGAACATCTTTAATATTACATGAATGCGATAACTGCGTCATGCTATATTTTATATTGTAGTTTTTATATTTTATATAATTTTATATATTACTTGTGTAATGTATAAATATGCACAAAAGTAAAACAAAAAGAAATACGGCCGCTCGCAATAATTCTACGCTTCGACGCAATACATATAAATATCACCCTAAACCTAACCATGGTATGAACACAAAAAAGTGGGGATTTCACTTGTTACTGGATTGCGTCGACGGTGACCGAAAGTTGATAGCATCCCGAAAAAATATTTCTAATTTCGTGAATGTATTGGTTGCAAAAATAGATATGAAAAAATACGGAAAATTGTGGATAAACCGCTTTGCATTACATGATGAATCAAAAAGCGGTATCAGTTTTATGCAAATGATTGAGACATCCAACATAACGGGTCATTTTATAGATAAAACTGGTAACTTTTATATTGACGTATTCAGTTGTAAACCCTATGACACACGCGTTGTCGTCCAATTAGTGAAAAAATACTTCAAACCAGTTAATGTTCGTGAACGATTTATATACCGCGACTGATACGATTGATACGATACTGACACTGCTACAATACTTCCAAATCTTGTAAGTACCAGTACTCCACACCTCCTCCGGGTAGCGGTCGGCGGATAATAAACGGCAACTTTTTTTCTTCCAACTCCTTGAGTGCAATTGGGTATCCGTCAATTATTTTTTCGGAAGTAATATTGAGTTTTGAGGAAATGAACGGTTCTGCACCATTGTTCAGTTGCTTCGTGCGTATTCCTAATATTCTGGTTTTTTCATACTTGGTAAGAATGGGCACGGTTCTATGCAATGGGTCAATAATTGTGCCTAACTTGTTACGAACCACTTTGGCCAATGCATGTATTTCATCTTCCGTATGTGTGTTTGTTTCGGGATGGGTTTCCGTAATGTAATTTCTACGAAAATCCTGATTTATTTTACGGTAACGAGTTTCCTCTGCATCATCGTCACTGTCGTTGTTTCCGTTTTCATTTCCGTTTAAACCTTCATCCTCTTCATCATCATTCTCTTCATCATCATCATCGTCATTGAGGTTATCATCTAAATCATTGTCATCGTCACTTGCGTGGTTCTTTTCATATTCATCTTCGTTCGGACCATCACTACCATTTCCGCTTTCACTATTTTCATCATCTTCACTACTATTGTTATCGCTGGTGTCATTTTCATTGGGTTGATTATCATCATCGTCGTCATCTTCCAAGTCATCATTCTCGTCGGCGTCTTCTCTTGAAGTTTCGCTATCGCTTTCCGCGTCACCACCGTCTTCATCATCATCTTCATCATCCGGGTCGGCACGTTTCGGACGAAGTTTCATAGGTTCATCGTCGTTACTTATACTTGCATAATCGATTTTAACGTTCATATGATAGTTCTTGATTTCTTGTATGTTTTTATCTTTCTTTATACTTTATACTTTTTTTACTCAATTTTGATTTTTATTTTTTTATAGAAAAAAAAGATAAAAATCAAAAAATAAAAATAAAAATATATATTCACCACTTATAAATTTTCAATTGCGGTTTTCTTTCCATGACAGTCTCGGCAAAGCGCAACTAAATTATCAATATGGTTTGTGCCGCCATGTTCCAGTCGCATAATATGGTCAACCTCGTACCATGCGGGAAGTTGACGATTGCAATGTCCGCATTTCCAACCCTGTTGCGCAGCTACAAATTTTTTTTTGGTTTCACTAACACACCGTTTTGTTGATGTTTTTCCTGAGGTCAGCACTTTATTTTGTTTTTGATTGAGTCCGACTTTATGATTGCCTCCTCCTGCGAAGTGATTTCCATTTAAACTTGGATTTGGATTCGCATTTTGAAACAGTGATGTTTTATTCGTAAAGTCGAGAAACGGGCTTAAAACATCGGCCGTGTCCTTGCTTACGGGCATGTATTTTATAATGTCGTTTGCGTGCATAAACATGGTGCGCGATTGGTCTGGGTTTTTTTTTGAAAATAAGTAAATCGATAATCCGACAAATGCAAATGTGGCCATTTTAATGTATTTTTGTGACGATTGTAAAGTTTTCAAAAATTTACCGTCGTAATACGTGTTTGCAATCAAAAAAGCGGTAATGATAAATATGATGTATTCGGTTTTCATTGAGGTCCTTTCTTTTGATTTTTACTTGTTTCGTGTTCTGTTGCATTATAAATATATTTTATTTGTTGTGTAAAACATATGCACCATATAATCCAGCCACTAAAATGGAAAAATAAATAAACTTTTGTCGGTATTTCAATTCATCCATGATTGCTATTTTTTTAGGTACGTAGTGTAAGTAATACGCATTTAGCGCTTCCGTCATGGAAAGCTCATCTTTATGAATAGACGTATTTACTTTGTTGTGTATGAAAACAACCCATTTTAAAAATGATTCACGCGTGTCTAAATACGGTGTTACTGGATATTTATCCAGTAATAGGCTGAATCGGTTTCCGATTGCATAATCCGGTAAAAAAAGGGGTAGATTTTGTATGAAGTCATAATATTTTTTACGTGTAACTCCGTTTGCGTGTTGCGGATATTTTACTGCCATGGTCATAAGGACAAACCAAAAATGCGGTCCCCATATTTCAGCATCAAGAACTTTGGGAAATTCCATTGTTTTATTTGTTCTTTTATTCTTTTATTCTTTTGTTCTTTTGTTCTTTTGTTCTTTGTTCCTTTATAAATTGGAAGAATAAACGTAAATAACTAAATAAACACGAGTTGCGTGTATACAAAAGCATTAAGTTAAAATATAAATAAGATAACATACCATACACCATACCATACCGTCACTATCACTATGAATGGCATCGTCGATAGAGTTGAAAAAATTGAAGAACCCCATTATTCTCAAAGTTATCATTTTTTTTGTAACAATTGTGGAAAATACGGTAATCATTCTTACAACAATTGTAAATTTCCGGTAACTAGTATTGGACTCATCGCGGTTCGTCGTTCTGTAGGTAATTACGAATTTTTGATGATACGCAGAAAAGATACGCTTGGATTTGTGGATTTTATTCGTGGAAAGTACACATTTTCAAATTACATTCACGTTAAAAATATCATTGATGAAATGACTCTGAGTGAAAAGGAACGTCTTTTAAGATGCGACTTTAAACAGTTGTGGACAGAAATGTGGGGCAGTTATACAAACCATCAGTTCACAAGTGAAGAAATACAATCAAGGGATAAGTTCAATAAGCTAAAGGCTGGGGTTTTTTTTAAAGGGAATACTTCAAGTGTAACGTTGCGAGATATTATTGAACGTTCTCCAACTCGATGGAAAAATGCGGAATGGGGGTTTCCAAAAGGGCGTCGAAACAATCAAGAATACGACATTGAATGCGCTTTACGTGAAAACTTGGAAGAAACCGGCTATCCAATTAAAAAAAGTGACATTTTATCAAATATTGCACCATTTGAAGAAGTATTTATCGGGTCGAATTTAAAAAGTTATAAACACAAATATTTTGTATCATTTATAAGCAATGAATTACAACCGGTTACATCATTTGAAAAATCGGAGGTGAGTAAGCTAAAATGGTTATCTTATGAAGAATGCATTCAAAAAATTAGACCATATAATACCGAAAAAATAAAAATGTTACATCGAATCTATACGTTATTAACAACCGCCAGTGTGGTGAAACACAAAACTTGACTTAAATAATATTTTAGTATTATATAATAAGTATTTTTCTTGTTTGTTATATACGTTTTTGAAGTAAATGGAATATCCTGCACCCGCGCTAGAGTTAGAGTTAGAAAAAGAAATAGAACCGGAACAAGAACCAGTTGTAAAGCGAAGAGGACGACCAAAAGGTTATCGAGTAACGCAAGCGACAAAAGACAAAGCAGCGGTTACAAGAAAAAATAAAAAAAATAGTACCCAAGGACAGGAAGAACAAGAGGACCCCCCACGTAAAAAAAGATGCTCGAATGGAACACGTAGAAATAAACGCACTGGTAATTGTGAAAGCATCAACCAACAATCACTACCGTTGAATCCTAAACGGTGTCCAAAAGGTACTCATAAAAACAAACGAACTGGTGCATGTGAAAAAATAAATATCAACCGTGAACGGTGTCCAAACGGTACACGTAAAAACAAAGTGACTGGCGAGTGTGAACCCATTCATGCTATTGTTCCTCTAGATGGATTATTTCAAGAAGCATCCCTGCCGTCTGAGATTCCATCACCTCTTCAAATCCAAGAAGACCCTGACCCAGTACAATCTGAACCGGTACAACCTGACCCGGTACAACCTGACCCGGAACAACCTGACCCGGAACAACCTGACCCGGACCCGGTACAACCCGACCCTGAACCAGACGAACAACCCGCAAAATCGGAAAATGATGTTCAGTTGTATCCTGAACCTGGGAATCCAAAATTTAATGAAATTATTGCAAACAAACGAGAGTTTCACGAGGTTCGGCATGAAAAAATGGACGAGTTTACGGTGGAAGAGTACGCAAATCGCATATGTTCTGAAACCGACGTATTTGAGCTTGCACCGCATCAGTTGTTTGCAAGAAACTTTCTCTCCGCACTCACACCATACAAGAGCCTCTTATTATATCACGGTTTAGGAACCGGGAAAACGTGTTCGGCAATATGCGTCGCTGAAGAAATGAGAGATTATATGAAAGAAATGGGCGTGAACAAGCGCATTTACGTGGTCGCGGCTCCGACGATTCGTCTGAATTTTAAACAGCAATTGTACAATGAGTCCAAACTCGTTTTGAATCGAACTACTGGAGAGTGGACCATGAATACGTGCGTTGGAAAAAAAATTTTAAAAGAGCTCCGACTCAAACCAGTTTCTCCAGATGTAACCGATGCTCAAGCTGAGCGTCTTAAAGCGTCCATTCTTGTTCGCATTCAATCTCTCATTCAGAGAACGTATTCTTTCATTGGATACGAAAAACTACGACTGGTAATTGAAGAGACTCTATTCGGAAAAGGCAAGCTTCGAAATCCAGAAAACAATATTTTAAACTTGACCGAAACGCAGAAACAGCGCATTCAATCCCGGTTCGATGATACGCTTATTATTATTGACGAGGTTCATAACTTACGAACCACTGGTGAAAACGAAAGTGATGACGCCAAAATGACAGGTAAAATGCTTACCGTCGTGGCTAGACACACGCGCAACATGCGCATGCTGCTGCTAACTGCAACTCCAATGTACAACAGTCCGAAAGAAATTTTATGGCTTATTAACTTGATGCGCATTAATGACAAGCGACCCGAAGTAGCGTACAATAAAGTATTTGTCGGTTCGGGTACGGATGAAACTATTAAAACTGCGACAGACGAAGATGCTTCCAGGTCGGCTTATTCAAGTGGGAAAGAAGCGCTTAAAAACGCATCTTATGGATACATCTCATACGTAAAAGGAGAGAATCCGTTCACGTTTCCATATCGCGTTTACCCAAAAGACCATTCCCCACATTGTTCATTTTTTTCAGAGGGAGGCAGCGCAGTTCCGTTTCCAACCGTAAATTTTGACAATGTTCCGTACCCGGCTTCAGACATAGCCAAAGAAACTCGATTTTTAGACATTTACCTTACGCCCATTGGACAAGAACAACAGCGCGTTTATGACATGTGTATAGAGCTTTTGAAAACGTCCAAAGATGAAAAGGAAAGGGATGAATCCGCACCGGCGGCAGAAGTTGACTCCGACTCTGACGTAGACTCTAGTGAAAGTGATGATTCAAACTCGATTGCGTCAGAAGCATCGGAAGCGTCGGAAGCATCGGAAGCGTCGGAAGCATCTAAAGCAAAGGAAGCTTCTAACCCGAAACCTAAAAACACCCCCAAACCAAAGCCAGTTTACGATGAAATCGGTACGAAGTTTGGATTCAAATCAAGAAACGCGCTTCAAGCGCTGACAATGACATTTCCTGGAAACGGAGACGCGTCTGACCCCAAGTCTCTGGTCGGTCAAAACGGATTCAAACAAGTTATGACAAGTGCAGTAACATCTAAAAATGGTCAAGATGTGGTAAAGTATACATACAAAGACGGGGTAGAGCGCGTGTTCTCCAGAGAAAATATTGGAAAATGGAGTAATAAAATTGCAAGCGTATGCAAACATGCAGAAGAGTGTGACGGAATTGTTCTTGTGTATACGGAATATATTGAGGGAGGAGCCGTACCCGTTGCGTTAGCGCTTGAAGAGCACGGATTTCGTAGGTATGGTGGTGACCATTTATTGACAAACCCAACTTCTGCAGAGTCACAACCAGGCACGCATAAAAAATCAAAACCAAGTTATACTCTTATTACAGGAAACAAGATGCTTACACCTACAAGTGTAGTATCCGTTGCAACCGCAAAAAACAATGCTAAAGGACAAATTATAAAAGTGATTGTTATCACAAAAGCGGGGTCAGAAGGCATTGACTTGAAAAATATACGACAGGTGCACGTTATTGACCCGTGGTATAACTTGAGTTTGATTGAACAGGTCATTGGCCGCGCAGTTCGAAATTGTAGTCACGTGGATTTACCTTTTGAACAACGCAACGTGTGTATTTTCATTCACGGAACGCGTTTGTTGGGAGAAGGAAGAGACGCCGTGGAAGCAATTGATGTCAGTTTGTTGCACCATGCCGAAAACAAGGCCAAGCGTATTGGTAACGTGAATCGAATTCTTAAAAAAAATGCAGTGGACTGCAACTTGAACAAGGGATACAATGTACCCCAATTCAAGGACAAAAACAGTGTGGTTCGACAAGTACTTACAACGTTATCGAGTTCAAATGACGAGTCCCAACGTAGTCCGATTGTGATTGAACGATACGATGTACAAATGAAACCGAGAACAGACGCATGCGACTATCAAGACGAGTGCGACTTTGGATGCGAACCGTTAATAGATGACGCACAATTACAAACCATGGGAACTGATATGGACACGTATAACATGAAATTTCTGGAATTGAATAGCGAGCGCGTAATTCACCGTGTCAGGGCGCTGTTCAAAGAGCGTTTCTTTTATACGGAGGACGAGCTGTTTCGACATGTGAATCAGGTGAGAACGTACACGGACGAACAAATTATGGTAGCAATTCACACGCTAATTACTGACCCGTACGAAATGCTTACCGATGGATACGGTCGTAGTGGTCGACTTGTTCAAATCGGAAACTATTACTTGTTTCAACCGGATGGAATAACAAATCCAAACATTGGACTGAGAGAAAGAGCAATGCCAATCGAAGAAGGTGTAGATGCGATTCAGGTCGATGTACGCCAGCAACAACCACCACCACAACAACCCGTTGTACATGATTCTCAAAAATCACAACAACTCATGGGAAAGTTATTTAACACGTATAAAATGTTGTTAGGGCCTATTTTGACGCCAACGACCGACGAATTTGTGTTATATGCATCCAAGTTTATGAACAAAATAACGGAAGCTGGCATTGCTGACCGTAAAACAATGTTACTGATATGCATGTCACATTATTTAGACATGTTATCACTAGAAGACATTAAACAAATTGCGAATCGGTCACGCATATCAGTATCAGCGGACCAACTTAATTCGGATGTTGCAAAATTTGAAGAACTACTTGATAAATACATAGAACAATGCGCTTTTCCATGCACAACGAGCCAACCCAATGCGCAGAGACAAATATTGATTAGTACAACCGATAAACTAACGAGCTGGACAGACGCTTCAGACAATAAAGTTAAACCGAGAAGTGAAGACACTGCAGATAGTTACGTCCGTAATTATGTGAAACGCATGTTGGAAACAAAAATCGACTTTATTGCACGTGCGAACGAAAACGAAAAAGATACCAAGTGGAAGACATCTACCGAAATTTCTGAGACAATTAGTTCAGCTCTTCGCGCATGTGTTTCAAACTGGTTTTTATCCAGAGTTAATCTGCCACTGGTTCAGTCAACTGGTAAAGACAACGTGTTTAATGGTATTCCGTACAAAGTTGGATGTTTACGATGGTCGTCTGCAAAAAAAATCCACGAATTCATTTTAATTGACTTAAAAATTCAAAAAAGCGTTATTCATGGACAAGTGCCTACGAAAAAAACAGAGGTTACAGAATTACTAGAACGTATTCTTAGTTCAATGGGACAACGTATTACAACTTTTGTGAAAGAAAAAGATAAAGATAAAGAAGGGGAACGGGAAGGTATTGTCAAAAAGCCAAAGGGTGAGGTAAAAGAATCCATTCAGGGATTAATTGTATTTACAGAACTTTTATTAAGAGTACTGGATATACAGAAAATAGGTGAACAAAGATGGATGCTTCGTCCATGTGAGTTACAACTAGTTACCAAAGTAGGAAGCATTTACCATGCAAACAAACAACAAATCCGGCTATAATTCATCTTCATCTATATACGGCTCCTCTTCAAGTTCTATCTCATCGGTTTGAGATTCGGACGTATCTGCAGTTGCCGGAAGTACGTATACATTTGAATTCGAAGTTGAATTCGACGATAATACAGTGTTTCTTTTTGACTTAGATGGGTCTGTCCCTCTTAGTTTTAATTTTTTTGACGATGCGGCTGATACGGATGACGACCCTGAACCCGTTTGTATTGAATCTTCAACAATGAATCCGTCTTTCAAGTATCCCTCGCGGGTTTTTCGTTTTTTGGGTATGTCAACCATTTCATCGTATTCTGTTTCATCCGTAGCAGCGGTTTTGCTCAAGTCATGAAACCCCCCGAACAGTGTTGCATAGACTTTTTTCCATGCGTCAAGCGTAAGTGAAAATTGGGGCGGACTGTCAACCAGCACTAAAAGGCACGACCCGAAAAACAGCACTTCATCCGCCGGGGGTGGAAACTCGTACTTGTTTTCTTGTCCAGCTCGCCCTATAGTGCGAGCCCACAATTCAATTGTAACTTTGTACTTTGAAACCTTCCAAGTTGTTTGCAGTCGAAATGACTCCTTGTATGAGTCGGAGGTTTCAGTGAGTACAATGTAATTCTCGCGACTCATTACTGTAAGTGGAGGAGATAGTTGTTTCAGTGCTCCATTTTTTTTTACCAATATGCAGTTTAATTTTGGACACGGACTTGCGGTTGATGGCATGGTGGTTAATTAAGAAAGTAACTAATATCATTGTTTTAAGTTTATATCATTTTATTTTTGATATTATTAGAAATTATATAATTTAATTTTTAATTTCTAATTTATAACATTTTGTTTTATTTTGCATACGAATGACGGTGATAGTTGAATCGCAGTCGTCCATGAGCGCTTGTGATAAACTTACCATGGATACGATGATAAACATGGGAGTTTATTCCAAATATATGGCTAGAAAAGAAACCGATACGAAGATACGGTCAAGTGAAACGAAATCTGAACGACGATTTTACAAGAAACGGATTTTAGAGTTGACAAAACAACTCATTAAAAACCCAACGCACACAAATGACTCCAGCGTAATAACAGCATGTAACGCGTACATAAACGCCTGTATCGTGCACTTCAAATTTGTGGACTTATCGGACACCCTACAAATGGAACACGTCACCGCATGTTCTGTTGCGGAACCATCGTCTATCTCTGGTATCGCCGACGGCGAAGGTACGGCGGAACAACATGATGTTATTATAAACATAGTGAATCAAATCGACACCGCATTCTTATCCGAGTCGGATGACGTTCGAAATATAAAAAAAATAAGCATTCCTGAAAAAAATGTACTTGAACAACTGTTTATTTCGCCAGAGTTAAAAATGAAGTCCAAATCTGATACCACTACCACTACCACTACTACCAAACACATTCCTCGAATCATTGAAGTTGATTTCAAAGATAGGCACTTCAAAACCAAGGGTATTAAAAAATCAAAAGGTAAAAACAAAGATTCGAGCGACTCAACTGAAAAAACAGAATAAAATTAAAATAACGTATTAAACTAAACTATTAAACTATTAACCTATAGTAAGTATAATGTCATTGTCGGAAGGTAAAGCAACTAAGGATAATAACATAAAATGCAGTCCACATCCACTTGACGAAAAGCATTCCGTGGATGAATCCAAGACGTGTTATTCAAACAGTTCTCTCGAAAAATTAAAGGCAGCATGGAATGCGCGTCACTCAGATGCACCCATTACATCCACCGACCCCAACGAAATTTGGGCATTCTTACGTCAACAAATGTCGCGGGTTTGCAAAAACGAAGCGTGTTGGTTACGAAAACTTTTGATTCTTGAAGACGAAGGCAAGTACCGCGACTTGCTAAATTATACATTTGCCCCGCGTGCTCCAAAAACGTGGGTTAAAAAACCCACTACTTGGTTAACAAGTGTGGACATTGAAAATGTGATGAAACAGTACGAACACGCGTATCCATCCTTCATGTTTTTAGGCCCCGCGCCAATTGATTTTGATGCCAAAATGCAGTCGGGCGAATACGTATGGAAAGACATTCACGATTTCAATTTAGAAAACATGGTGAAACGCGGCAAGCGGCAGTTTGGATTCATTTTCAATACGGACCCGCACGATAAACCAGGTGCACACTGGATTTCCATGTTTGTAGATGTAAGAAACCAGTTTGTGTTTTTTTTTGACAGCACAAGCGATGACATTCCTCCGGAGATACAAACTCTGGCTGATAGAATCATAGCGGCCGGCGCTCGGTTATCTCCTCCATTAAAATTGAACCTAATTGTGAACAAAAAGGACCATCAGTACAAGAACACCGAATGCGGAATGTATTCGATTTTTATGATTGTTAATGTTTTAACAGGGCAAATGAAACCATCCGACTTTGCAGTAAAACGTATTTCGGATGAATTTATGATGAAGTTTAGAAAAACATATTTCAATAGTGCCAAATTGCAGGATGTTCCGCCGGGACCGTCCGATACGTTTTCCTAGTAAACGAATAAACGAACCAACGAAGCCTGAATGGGAATAAAAATAAAAAAAAATATTTGATTAAATTATAATACAAATACAAGTAACCCAAATTTAATCAAAATGTCGTCACTGTCATTATTACAACATGGTGGATTGAAACAAAAAAAACATCGTAGCCCGAGTAGTGGTAAAGAAAAAACCAAACCAATGATGACAGCAATTGAAGACATGTTGAATTCAGACGGGGCTACATTTGAAGTGTTAACTTGCGGTTCTTTGAAAGGATTCATGTTTACGCTTACGGTTCTTCCCGAACATAGCGAATTTTTTAAACAATCTAGACCTGGCGGTAGGTTTGATGTTCCTGAGACTGAATTCATTGTTAAGTTTTGTATCACATCTGATAATGAATATGGGATAAGCGCTTTTAAGTTCCCACCAACGGTTAAAAAGGGGGTAGATAAGGAAACTGAAACAGCTGAAGGGTTCTTCGAAGAAGCCAAACTCCAACAAAACATTTGGAGACATTCGATTAGTGCCGGCAAAGAACCACTTTGTCCATCCGTAGCCGCGTTTCAAATTCTTGAGAACTCTCGTGCGGCTACTTTTTTGAGCCGACTTTCTCCAGCTGTGACAAAGAAAGCGAAGAGCGCTTCTGCTGCTGCTGCTGCTGCTGCTGCTTCTAGCGCAAGTTCTTCATTATGCACAACCCCTAAATCACAGTATACTATCAAATTCCTTTTAAAACAAATAAATGATTATCCAAGTTTTGACCTTGGAATTCTTTTAATGTCTAAAATACCGAACTCTACTACATTGGAGGCTTATTTAGAAATGTATTCAGGAACAGCTGAAAGTGATTTAGATGCAAGAATGCATGTTAAATCTATGATGTTGGCAAAGGTAATACGCCTTTTTATTGAAGGTAAGGCAATTCACTTTGACTTTCATCCTGGAAATGGAATGGTGTTATTGGGCCCAAGTGGGGAGTTGGAAAGTACCATTTTAATTGATTTTGGACGAGCTTCGAGTTTACAAAATCCAAACGCGGATGGGTATTTAAATTCAATTGAAAAACAATCATTTTTAGCATTGATTAATGGACCTCCTGGGGGTAGAAGTATGAGTAGTCGAAGCAAATCCGGACCTATAGCTGGAGTGGGATATTATGATGAATGTTTGAATTATTGTGTGCATAGTTCGACACGAGCGCAACAAGCGGCTTATCTTTCCAAAGTACTGAAGGTCATCATAGATGTTGAATATGAAAAAAGTCAAGCCAAATTTCATGACCCATCCGTTCCGACAGAATATCCAGTTGAAAGGTACCAAACTCAATGGGTGGAAGACCTATTTGAACCCGGTCAAACACGCGCTACTCCGACTGGGTTTTCAATTCAGCAAAGGTGGGCGGAGGTTACATTTGGCGAACTTTGTCGAACTTTAGTAGTTAGTGCGGAGTCGGCATCATCTTGTACTACACTTGGCAACAACTGCTTGCAATTCAAACCAGGCGATAATGCAAGTACGTATACTATATCAAAGGGGGGAGCAACGATTTCAAAAAAGTCAAAAAAATCAAAAAAAACAAGAAAACAAAGAAAATCCAGAAAAATAAGAAGGTCGAGAAAGTCAAAACGTTGAGAATTTCGAACTTTTTTAAATATTATTCTATTTTATAGAAAATTCCACTTTCTCACTCTCTCTCAAATGATTAATAAATACGTTGTTGAGTTTTTAGGAACTCTGTTTTTCTTGTACGTCATTGTGGCTACCGGAAATGCCCTTGCCATTGGTGCAGCTTTAGCCATTGCAATTATGGTTGGAGGAAACATTTCAGGCGGACACTTCAATCCGGCCGTCTCAGTCATGATGTATGCTGCAGGTAAGTTAAGCCGGGCTGACTTGATTCCATATTTATTGGTACAAGTTGCCGGCGGGTTGGTGGCTCTTGAACTCCATAAGCGGTTTCGATTTTAAAGCATAAATGAAATTAAAGGAATAGTAAAATATATTTATCAAAAATCAAAAATATAATATAATAGTATATCAATACTACTATTATACTAATATATAGCATTCGTCGTATCATTTGAAATGCCTGTAGCTGGAGGTAGAACCAAACACAAAGGTACAAAAAATAAAAAACGCACGGTCAAAGCCGCATCTACATACGGTGAAGCGTATCGAAAATATGTTAAAATGTACGGAGGAGAAAATAACGAAACCACGGATAACAATGGTACCGCGGAAACCAAGAAAACCACGGAAACTCAACCGACAGAAGAAAAAGGTTTTTTTGGAAACATTGTTGAAACTTTTAAAACAATGACTGGAACAAAAAACGAAGAAACTAAAAACGAAGAAACTAAAAATGGAGAAACTAAAAATGGAGAAACTAAAAACGAAGAAACTAAAAACGAAGAAACTAAAAATGGAGAAACTACAAATGGAGAAACTACAAATGGAGAAACTAAAGATGCAGATGCTAACAATGAACAAGTGAATACAGAAAAAAAAGGTGAAACGGAAGACCAAAAGAAAGGTATATTTGAAAATGTCGAAGACACATTGTCCAGCGTTACAAACACTCTACAAGAAAAAGTGCAGAGTACAGAACAGTCGCTTGTAAATACCAAAAATACGCTAGGAGCAGCAGTAGACAAAGTATCTGAAACCGCTGAACAAATAAAAGGAACCCTGTCTGAAACAACGAGCAAATTAGGGGATACGATATCTGAAGGAGCTAAAAAGGTTGAAGAAGTTACTTCATCTTCGACAATTCCAGAACAAGAAGACGTACCAGTAACCGAAAAGGATGTTGCTGAATCAGGAGCAGCTGAAGCAGCTGCGGCTGCAGCGACAGCGACGGCAACGGCAGCAGCCACGGCAGACACTCAAGCCAACAACACTCCATCGTCAGAATCTTCAAATTCTTCAGATTCTTCTTCAGATTCGTCAGATGGTCTTGAACAAAAAAAAGAAGCAGTTACTGCATTGGCAGGCGAAGCGGTTGGTTCATCCATGACTGCTGCTGAACAAGCACTTCAGTCAATGAAAGACGCTTTGAAAGCATTTCAACTTGCAGTAGTTGCAGCTGAAACGGTGATTGGTGCTACTAAAACCAGTGTTGCAGCGAGTGCGGTTTCTACTACTACTAGTAGTCCATCTTCATCTCCTGCTACAGAAGCATTGGATAAAATAAATCAACCTGAAAACCTTGAAAAATCTGAAAAAATCTGAAGATTAAACTTCTGAATCATCTACACCTACATCGTAAATGAGGGGTCACCTGTAATTTGGCGAAGCACTTGATTTGTGTACGCTTGTATAACTGCATCCGCTTCATAATAGTTCCAGTATGTGTCTTGAAGATACAACCGTCCTTGGTATTTTTTGTTACCTTTTATGCTTACATTTTCGAATTCGGTCATGGTGCATTCGTATGGGTTTTCGGGATATTTGTTTTTTACAAAGGTTCCTTTGCAATTTAGGTGACTGTATTCGGGTCTTTTTTCTCGAATCAAATACATTTTACCAGGTACCAAATTTACAGGATTAACAAGTACAAGAGGTCTCATAAAGGATTGGATTGGAGTCGTATGTCATACTACTACAACAATATAAAACTTCAATTTTTTATATTGTATTGATTACACTTTTTTTTTTCGGGTAGTATACAGTAGCTTGTACAATATATATAACCCAACTCCGCTAATGGCGGCATAGTATAATTTGGAAATAATATCATCAGGAAACGTATATGCATGTGCGGCATCGACTGACTTTTTAGTGAATTGGTCCTGGTCTAACTCTATATTTTTAAACCGCATTGTGTCATATTTCGATTCAAAGTCGTCAGCATAGGTCACCGTTTTATCCGTATTAGACGTCGTTGTATCATGAAGTGGATACTGATACTGGCTTTGCTGCATTTTTTTTTCTTTTCGTCGCATTTTTCGCATTTGTTTCAATGCCGCTTTTTCTTTTTTCTGTTCTAAAGTTTCCGATTCGTTTTTTTTTGTAATACGTCCATCATCGTCACTCGAGTCATCATCGTTTGTATCGTTTGGGTTTGAACGTAAAAGAATCGAAAAATCTTCACTTGCTGGTTCGCATTCATTCTTTGTTTTTTTTTGTTTTGTTATTGGATGTTCATAGCCTTTAAATTTACACGGGTCAGTTACACGATTTACAGGATTACCCTTCGGCATATTTTCCGTACTGATTTCATTCAAAATATCGGCAACTGCTACATATTCAGTTTGAACTCCGTCATTATTGTTGTTATCTTTTGTACGCAGCGTAATTTTGATACAGTCTGGATAATTTCCCATCGTAAATGCTCGATAAAACCCACTTGGTCGAAAAGCAGCAAGGTTTCCGATTGCGCCTGGAATTAGTCCTTTGAAGTCCTTCAACTTTCCTCCATCTGGACCGCTCGATATGAACGGTATTGTGCCGTCAGGAACATTGTCTACATAAATGTATCGGGGTACATATATTGGGTTTTGTTCACTGTCGGGCTTGGTCCTGTCCGATTCCACATTTCTGCATTTTGCCATTGTTTTTAAAAGAAACCGATTGCCTAGAGGTTTTCCCGTTTTTGAGGCATTTGAGTTTCCGTCGACTAGCAACGACGCATATGCAATAATACCATTCACGTCATTGTTTAAAGCACTCATGGTTCCATCGGGACTCATTCCCAATTCGGATGGCGATTTTATATTTTTCCAGTAGTCATACCCAGGTCCTAATGCACTTTCCATTATGAGTTATTTATTTTATTTATTTTACTATTTTTACTATTTTTACTATTTTTACTACTATAACTGTATAAATTATTTTAACTTACTTAAATATATTTTAAAACATGTAAAAAAACTGAAAAAACTACAGGATGGTTGATATTCCATATAACTGGGAATTTGTGTGCACGTATCAAATGATTGATGACGACCCTGAAATGGCGAATTTCTTGTATCAAATTCAAGTTACAACCGCATTTTGCATGAAAACCAATTTGCTAGATATGATGCGTGACACTAATCCAGAAACCAACTTGTTTGAATCAAATCGGGTGCAAGAATTGTTTGATTATTTGGTAGACGTTCTGCATTTGCATAAAAATACCCAATTTGTTAACATTTTACGAAAACATCCCATGGTACAAAATATGAAGAAGGATGAGTCGGATGGGTATACTGACACCGACGCCGAGGCCCAGGCCGAGGCCCACGACACCGAGCCGAAATTAAAACAGTTTGTAAAAAATTGCCTTCTATGGCTTATTAGTTTTCATTCATTCCACGCATTTCATAGGTGTATCATTGACATTGCTACCCACAATGACATACAACGTATCACTGATGAAAACCTTAAGCTGCTTGAACTATCTTTTTCGTGAAATCACAATAAAAACCTCCAAATAAAATAAAATAAGTAATATTAATAATAATTATAATGTCGTCTGTTCCGTTTGTAAAGTCTTCAAAGGACGAAGAAAAAGAAGACAATGACCGGTATGACCGATACACAAAGGGGTTTATAGCCATGACAACTATAACGTCAATTGCTGCCGTTGCAATTGTTGCAGCATGCCTCCTTTATAAGAAAGCGAGTTGCGACTCATCCACTGGACCAAGTGGCGGCGCTTCTATCTTTTTTCAACTGTCGTGTAAGTTAATTGGTTCAGAGTATGACCCAAAAAGTCCGGGATTACTTGGTGTTATTCTGTTCGCGCTTGCATTCGGATGGTTCATTATTTTGAGCATGTATGTACTGGACACGCGTCCCATGTTGGATTTGTTTGACTCGACTGATGTTTTAAGACGTGTAAAAACTTATTTGGTATATCCGTTTCTTGCGGTGATTGGTCTCGTCCTTGGTCTAGGTATGGTTACATTCATACCTTCATTCGGGCTTTATCATTTTGTAGATAAAAAAACAAATGAAGCTGCAGAAGAGTCTCTCCCTTTTTCGGATACGGACTCCATTTTGACAAAATTGGTTCGCCGTCTCGGACTTATACTTCCATTTCGTAGATTGTATTCAAACATCTTGAATTTATTGACATTTTCTAAAACGGTTTCAAGTCTAGGTATAATTGGGTTAGTCATATCCGCGTTGGTGCTGTTTATTCTTTACGTTTCCAAACAATTCACCGACGGGCTTACTAATATATTCAATATCATACTCATTATTGTCGGATGTTTGGTAGCAGTTGCCATCATTATTTCAGTATATGACTCGCTTGCAAAGAGCGAAAAGGATTATGAAAATATGAAATCGACCAGTGTGTTGTACTTATTTATCAAGTTGTTTAGGTACATTCCGTGTCTGATTATTGACTGCGTAAACTGGATACGTCGCGAATTTAGCATTACAACGCGTCCAGTGTGGATACTTCTTTTTATTGAAGCGATTATCGTTGGAGCTTACTTTTTAGTGCCGCTGTTATTCAACGCTACGCTCTTTAGTGGAAGCACCGCGCTAACGCATGAAATCACGGATATCAGTACCCCTACTCGCCTTAATACATTAAACAGTATTGGAATTGTTCGAACACCCGAATGCGCAAGTAAACTAAAAACCAAACACAGTTACGCAATTAGTGGATGGCTATTTCTAAGTTCGCATCCACCCAGTATGATAGGTGGCGGAAACAAGTTTGTCAACGTTCTTGACTTCGGCGGAATTCCCAGCATTGAATACAACACGGCAACCAACGAGTTGCGATTTCGATTGAAGGTACGAACCCCTACGAAAACATTGCAAGATTCCACAATTCGAACAGAAACCGATGAAACGTCCATTCAAAACACGTATATGAGTTTACGGGATGTTGCAAAAGGCGTTTTGAATTCCAAGGATGAAACCACTGAAGCATATGAAAATATGGTTTCACGCGATGACATTTCAAATGAAATGGAGTCAACCACCGCTTCTGCATCCGCAACTGCATCAGTCATGTCGGATGCAACAAAGAGACTACAAGGAATGTCAAAATTATCGCTTCCTGCTATGAACAAGCCATCATCGTCCACAACAAAGACTCGTCCTCCGCCAGAAGAAAGCACTATAGTAACCATTTATACTATGTCGAATGTTCCGCTTCAGCGCTGGAATCATTTTGTTTACAACTATGACGGGTCAAACATCGATATTTTTATGAACAATGAGCTAGTAACTAGCGTTTCAAACAAATTTCCACTTATAGAGCATGGCGACATTGTGGCCGGTGCGAGTCGTGGCGTCATTGGGAATTTAACTAACGTGGTTGCATTTAGCAACCATTTGACAAAAGACGTGATTAGCGCCATTTATACCAAAGAAGACCCGCGCGGCTTACTCTGGGCAACCTATAGCAATACCAAAGTATCAGAACTCATGCATAATGTTTGATTGATTAAGAAATAAGAAATAAATCATGCTTCCTATTTTTTTTATATTTCAGTAAACGCCTTTTGGTTAT